GGCCGAGCCGTCAAGGCGGCCATCCGCACGTTCGAGACGCAACGCTTCTGGTTCAACGAGACCGCGACCGCCATCGCGACCGTCTCCGGCCAGTCCTACATCGCCGCGCCCGACAACATGCTCGCCTACGACGAGCTACGCCTCACGGTCAACAGCGTCGACTGCGAACTCGTCAACGTTGACCTCCCTCGCCTGCTCACGATCCGCGCCGGGCGCCCAACCGGCCAACCCACGCACTACTGCTACCACAACGACCGCTTCGAACTCGCCGCCACGCCCGACAGCGCCTGGGCCTGCCCCCTCTACTACATCAAGCAACTCCCCGTCCTGAGCGCCGACACCGACACCAACGCCTGGACGACCTTCGGCGAGAACCTCATCGCGCACACAGCCACCATGGACCTCCTCATCGGCATGTTGCGCGGCCCCGACGCCGACATCCAGCGGCACGCGCTCGGCGCAACCGCCGGTCGCATGGAACTTACCCGCCACAACGACTCTAAGCTACTTCGGAAGACGCGCCCAACGCGCTTCTAGAAGGCCCCCAGCCGCAGGTGGGGCGCGGGCGCCCGAGCCGCCCGGCAACAGCGGACCGCCAAGGGGCCAGGGGTTCTCCTTCTCGTCCTCTGACAGCGCCCTTGGCCCCTTTCCCCGTGCGCGCTCGCGTGCTAGGCTTGCGCGCATGGCCACGATCCCCTTTGGCACATGGCGCCCCGACCAGCCGGCCCTCGGCAACACGGCGCTCGTCGCCCGCAACGTTCGCCCCGCTGAGTCCTCGTACCTTCCGTTCCCCAACTTCAACCCCGTCAGCACGTCGCTCAACGCCCGCTGCCAAGGCGCCATCGCCGTCCAAGACGCAGCCGGCAACACATACAACTACGTCGGCGAGACCGCCAACCTGCGCGTCCTCAACGGCAACTCCTGGTCCGCCGTCACATCCGGCTCCGGTAGCTACACCACCGCCGACAGCGACTTCTGGGAGTTCGT